GATTGATACCAAGCCCTGTCGCGAGTTTTGTCATTTCCGGTTTCCAGTTCGTGGACCTATATGCCAAGCATGATCCTCTCCTTAACCTCCTTTTCATATTGGGTCGTCTCGTTCACGTGTTCATATCGATGTTCGTGTTGTGGCGTCACGTCGCAGCCACTGTCGGGCTTTGTCGATTCGTACGTGATTTTATGATTTGGACTACGGACGCTATGATGAACTCCATGTCTCGCATGATGCGCGGGCGAACATATCAATCGTCCGGTACGCCTCTTGACAGATGGCTCAAAACGATATTACAACTCTTTGCTAGCTTCCTCCGAACATTGGCATGCGGCTCCGTCCAGGCTCGTGACCGGACGGCTTTAAACAAGGTTGCTTCGTCCATATCTACCATCGCATCAAGTGTCGATCTCCCCCGGTCAATTAACTCGCTTTGGGCTATTCTCAAAGAGCGCTTGAACACTCCCGTTAGTGAGAGTAACGTCGACGTTGTCGCCGAGTATGACCTCCCAGACACTTGCTTCCTTCCGACAGAAATTGAGGAAATGGCCTCTCCTCCGAACGAAGGATCCGAACGCACTTTTCAAGCCGACGACGATTTCGGTTTTCCTAACGTTCGCCACCTCGTGACTAAGGGCAATATTTCGACTATAGCGGACAAGATCGAGGCTTCTGAAACTGGCCTCGTACACATAATTACTGCCGCGACCGGTACGGGCAAGTCCACCGCTATCCCATATTACTTGTCGTCGGTTCTCGATGGTGATGTCTACGTTGTGATCCCTACAATAGCTGCCTGCCGCTCCGCTGCTCAAGTCGTCAATGACCGATTCGGAGTTAAACCTCACGTCAAAGCTGAGTCCATATACACGGAAGGTAATTGCAATATTTGGATCGTCACAGCTAAGACGATGGTCGCAAAAATGGTACACCAACCCGACACTATCCGGCGCATTTCGGCTTTTGTCTTTGACGAGATGCATGAACCCACACCGGAGAATGACTTGTTTCGTAAGCTTTCGCCGTCTCTAGCTCGTATGTCTCGTGTTTTGTGGTGTTCAGCCACCTTTGCACAATCGTTTACTTTGCCTGGTGATTTGATGTTTCCCGTCGTCGAACGCATTGATGCCACGGTGACACTCGACAAGATCTTCACAAGCAAGTGCCGCGCACGCGGAGTAACACGCGATACGGTAGTTGGGCGATACCTCATTTTTTGTGCTTCAGTTCGAGACACCCGCCGAGTCGTTCAGCGGTTCGAGGGATCTAAAATTTTAGCTTTCTCCATCCATTCTGGAAATTTCTCGGTCGTTATATCGCAAATCGAAAGAGCGCTTCGAGATTCTGCAATCAAGACCGTCATAGTCGCATCAACTCCCTGTTTCGAGACGGGAGTTACGCTTCCCTTCAACTATGTCGTGGATCTCGGTGAACGTATTGTGCCACGTATGACATATGACCCTTGCGCTTTATCTACTCAACGTGTTCCCATCACGAAGGGTTCTTCCACGCAGCGCAAAGGGCGCGTCGGTCGCCTTTTTCGAGGTATATATATCGCTCCACCCATTAAGTTCTCGAGCACGCTAGCAATTGATGAATCAGGTCTATCATTGGCGTTCGTTTATTCGCGTTTATTTGGAGTACCACCACCTCCGAGATCGTCGTTTCCCTTCTTGTCGGAACAAAAATTGACTGACTCGTTTCTCAAGAACGTCTTTTCGACAAGGTTAGATCCTATAGCTGTAGCAGGCATGACAACTCCGGAGGGCCGTATATTTAAATCTTTCGAGCAATTCGATTACCCAACTGGCGCCGATCGCAAGCTTTTTGTTTTCACGGATGCATACTT